CCCATCAACCGCTAAAACGTCAGAAACCACACTAGGTTGATATTTTCCAGCAGACCAGTTTGGCCCACAATAATTACCATGATATCTCATTCTCTAATAATTTTAAACCTGGTTCGAAGCTGATGTTCTCTCTCAGAACTGGTTCAGCCTCCCAATCATCAATGACAACTGTTTGGAAATATTTCTCGATTTCTATTTGGTGATCCGGTAAAATTCCAAATGCGTAGTAGTATGACACCCGGGTAGATGGTGCCACCTCATCACGTCTCACCTCAAGACCATTAATTCTAGTCATCAAACTGTTATTCTTATTTATATGCTCAAACATTGCTTGTGTGCACTCAATTCCATGTCTATAGAAACAATCATAAAAAGCTTGCTGAACAGGCACACTATCATTTAAGATGCGCCCTCCAAGTCCAACAGCATACAACCATTTCTTGTACACACGTTCATTTTGCACTGCAACCAAACACATCGGATCTTTTTTGAGCACAGCTTGATGGTTTCGCACCATTCTCCAAACCCCGTCCACGCATACAGGACGGGTTTGACAGAATTCCACCTTTTCAAATTCATACACAGGTTCCTCACATGTCATGCTGAAACCACGATCTGCGAACCATGGGGAAACCCCACGTAGGAAACGATCTAAATCATGTTTTTCCATGAACACAACACAATCATCTCCATTGTTTGCCAATTCAATGGTAATTTGCTTTTGCATTGCATAAGCAAACACAGCACCACACATGATCAGGCAATTGCCCAAACTGGTGTTAAGGTCACCAGACGATCTAGTGCCCCGAATCTGAAATTTAACCTTGCCATCATCCGCGTAAGCCACACCACTATTAACTAATTGCCACTTTAGTAAATCCTGTAACTGCTTCGCACCAGGAAACAAAGCGAGATAGTGGCTATGTTCAAATTGTAATGCTTGTTTGCTTACATGCGCATCAAATTTTTCCGCATCCATACCTATAGCAACAGGTTCACGGAAGCGCATCCATTTTTGATGGATGGCTGATGCTGAATCAATAGCGTTTAACCCTTTAATCACGGTGTGGGAAGAAACGCTTTTGAAAGTGCGGTTGATAGCCTTGAAAAAAGGCTTTTCGGTATGTTTTAAATTCCTCCCTAATTCCAAGTTATATCGTGGGTCACGTGGATTAATGCCACGCGGTGCTTTACCCAGGTCTTGTTTCTCGAATTTAACAAACATTTTAAGCTTTGCATCACGTTGAGAGAGCGGTGTACGGCACAAAGATTCGTACGCAGCTTGATACACACGCCGTTTGCTACCGGTATAGCGGTCAACTACTTGTCGGCGGCTG